TTCAAAACTACTCATATTAATTCTTTGGTCTGCTAAATAAACGTATTCATTAAATTCAACAAGAGCATCGGGTGCCCCAATTAATCTTAATAAAACTTCAATAGATTTTCTTGTGCCTTTTGACTTGAAAAGAAAAGCGGAATTTAAAATCAAATTCTTATAAAACTGATAGTTTAATTCGTCAGGTGTTTGTTGTGTCGGTAAACCAGCAAAATGAGAAACACCACTATCAGTACCTCCAAACACAGAATTCAAAAAGTTATCATTACTAATTGGTGAAATTGCAGTATTCCAACCCAAAGTTTGAGCTAAATTTTTTAATAATTGTGATGGTATATCATTTCCAGTATTATAATGAACAGAATTCATAAACGCCAATGCATTAATGAATTTATTTATCTCATCAAAACTTCTACCATAAATTTGTAAAACTTTTTGCATTTTTTGTCCGACAGTATCAAACTCCTTAAACGCATCAGTAGTTAAAAATCTAGCAATTAAATTTGTACGATATAAATCAAAATCTTCACTTATCGCATTTAATTTTGTTAAGTATGTTGTAAAAGTACTTGACACAATATCTAAGTTCCATCTTCCTGATAGTGGCCATGTAATAAATGTACTCGTTACTGAGTATTGACCCCCATCACTCATTTGAGGTATTTTAAATTGAGCACTATATTTAGGAACTGAATTTCTATTTAAAATAAAATTTTCAACATCATCTAAACTTTCATTAAAAACTTTATTAACCTCATAATCATTAGGTCTAACTATAATATCACTATATATTTGAGTATTACCTGAAAATGGATTTCCCTTAACATATATCGTCAATAAACCAGATGTAAGAGATGTTGTTGATAGTAATAATATTAAAGGAAATTCATTACCCAAATAGAATAAAGAATATTTTTTATATTCAATAGTCATATCTCTTAAAGGCGAAACTTTAACTTCTTTAAGGGATAAATTTCTCGTAGAGTTTACTGTGAAATCAATACCAAATGGATTCCTAATTCTTGATAAATCTAAATCAAATTTTGTAGTATTTTCAATTGAATTAAATACAACGTTAGAAGCTGTTGTTCCTGTTGTGTAATTAATACCAATAAACTGCATTTCTAATGATGCCGGAAAATAATTTATAATAGTTGTAACAGACGTAGAAATTCTCTTCGTCATTGAACCATATAACGTAAAATTAGTAACCTCACTTAAATCATAGTTTGGATATACTTTAAAGTTGTTTTCAAATATTACTTTAGATTGTGCAACACTTTCAACACCCATAGATTTTAAATTCACTGGGTCTGAAAAAACACCAGTATAAAATTCTCTATTGGTTTTTTCTGTAACACCAACTGTAAATTCAAAATTACCTTGAGTAAGTCCTCCCCCTTGAACTAATTGGAAACCAACTAAATCATCTGAAAATGAACCACTTCCAGTTGCTGAAATCGGGGGACAGACAAATTTATTAACAGCCATTATTGAGTTATATTTGTAAAGTTTTTACTAAAATCAATGTTATTACCTCTATCTTGTCTCACTTCATATAACAAGTTATTAAATTGGTCTCTGATTTCATACAAGTTATATTGCTTATAAATGTTATTACTTGAATCGTAAATTGTATAAATTCCATCATCCATAGATTTGGTCTGATTACCATAAAGAGCAATCGCTAAAGTTGAAAAATCTTGGTCAGCAATTTCAATATCAATTGTAATTGGATTAAAAAAAGTATTTGTAATTACAACATTTTGATTTGGTTGCCCAATATATGGGATAGCGTTTGGTTTATTTGTAGGTGCTGTAGATGGGGTTAGAGTACAAAAAATTAAATTTGTATTATTATCAGTATATCTATATCTAACCGCCTTTGCCGTAGTATTTGTTAAATTTTGTACAACAGGTTCACAATAAAAACATGATGTTATTATTCTGAAAAAATTTGGTATCTTTGTACCATTATCATTTAGATATTCAATTCTGTAACCAATTAATCCTTGATTTATAAATCTATTCCTAAATTCTGCGGGTACCGCATTTAAATCTATCACTAAACCTCTAACATTTGGTAAAGCAGATAAAACACCACAATCTAAAATCGTAGTTCTTATTTCAGTCGGTCTCAAATAAAGTGTGTAAATCCCAAGTTTGTTAAATTGGTCTGATGGTAATTTTAAATTATATAACCCACCTAAAACTTCAACATCAGTATTTCCACCTGTTTGAGCATTATTAAAGTATGGTCTCAATAAAGAAACCGAATTTAATTTTGTTAAAACAAAATTATTGGTTTCGTCTCTTGATGGAGTATATAACATTATTATATCAACATCTTCGGGTGAAACGTCTGACGGTCTTATTGTACCATATGTGCCTGTTGCCATTTTAAAATAATTTTACTTTCGTATTTATAAATATTGAATTTATATTTTTATAACATTAAAAAATCCATAACCATAGTTATCAAGTTGTCCCATATTCCTGACTTCTCCTAATCTTTGGATATATTCTAAAGCTGTATTTTTACCTCTTTCCGCAAAAACATTTGATTGTACTTCAATTTCTGAAATAACATTCATTAAAACTTCATTTTTTGTAATTGCTGAACATATCAAATCACTTGTACAACCAGATGATTCAACAACAAATACCGTTGAGCCATCCACATAATCATAGTAATTAATATTATTTATTGTATAGGCGGTATATAATCCATCAGGAGATGGACCCCACCAAACACCTTCAGAACCATTAGGCCCTGTAACTGTCACACCAGGTTTAAACTTACCTAAAGTTAAATCAGTTTTTTTACCATATACCTCTAAATCGTTTACCCTTGAGAAAGTATATCCTGTAACTAAAAATGGAACTGTTGTAAAATCACAACATGGGAAATCATTTTCACAATATGAATCACCTGAAAAAATATAATCATATGATATTGGAGTTCCTGACCAATTACCCCCACTTGGTATGAAAAATACTTCACCACTTGGATTGTCAATTGTAACATTGTCAAAAGGTACATATATTGTTTTTTTAATCACATTAGACCCCCAAGGACTCATACCTGACATTACAATTTCATATTCACCATCTTGTACATAGTCATGATAATAATAATTTGGTGAAATTGATGTAACCACTTGAATTGGTGTTCCGTCACCCCAACTAATTTGGTAATCACAAAACTCAAGAAATTTTTTAAATTCAATATCTGATGTATTAAAAAAGTAGTACCTATATGGATTTATAGTATCTGCACTAAATAAAAAATTTATTAAGGTATCTTTTTGAAGGACAAATCCGTCAAATACATTATAATAACCAATATCAACAATATTTTCGCTTAAAAAAATTGGGATTGTTAAATTTAAAAGTGATTCACCTTCAGTACCTCCCGACAATAATTCTGTCATAGAGGTATATGTAAAAGTAATTCCTGTAGTTATTCCTGTTACAGTATCACCTGTTAATTGACAACATGGGTCAAATGGAAGTACTTCAGAATATTCATTTAGAATATATCTCACAGGAACTAAATCCCCTTTAATATTTTCAGGTGAAATTCTTATTTTAAACAATCTATCTTCCATTATGCGGGTGGATTAACATATTCAAACCAGTTTATTGGTGAAGTACTAGTACCTACCCTGTTCAATGAAATAACATCATAAATTTCGTATGTCTTACTTATATAATCTAAATTTACTTGATAATAAAAATAATCTGACGAATTAAAAGTAAAACGATTATTAGGTAAAGTTGATTGTGGGACCGTCATCATTTTTATAAAAACACCATTTTTAGCATCAAAAAATTTTGCAGTCATATAAAATGTCGTTAAATTAAATAATTCAATATCTTTTAACCAATAAATAAAAAATCCTTCACTATACCCTATAAAATCTAAATTGAACTTTGGTAAATTTATTTTTATGTTATTATACAAGTTAATACTCGGAATAAACTCCTCAGTAAACTCACTATTTGTTGTAGGTAAAATAATTGTAAAATAATTTTTTTGAGTGCTCGGTTCTCTTGAATCGTAAAAATCAATTTTAAAAAAAGATTTTCTAAAAGGTCTTGATTTAAAATAGATATCTTCGTCGGGTATACCGGCGGTGTTGTAGTTTTGAACCCAATCAGTGGTTAAAGAAGTCGGGATATCTGAAGAAGTTGAATTA